TTCACTGTCGCCACCATTGCCGGACTGTATTACGGCAAGCTGTCCGGCTCCGAATTCATCACGTCCGAAGGGATCATCCTCGGGCTTTACAAACTGGCTGACTTTCTGGACAAGAGCAAGTGGACATCATAGGCAAGGCAAAACGCTATTTCTGGAACGTCATGATCCTGCTGGACCAGGCACTGAATACCCTGTTAGGCGGTGATCCTGATGAAACCCTGTCATCCCGCATGGGCAAGCGCACCGATACCTGCGCCGTGTGCCGGTTCCTGTGCAAGCTGCTGAACAAGATCGACCCCAGGCACTGCAAGAAGTCCATCGAGCCTGATGAGGGCAAGCGAGCCCTGTTCTGAACTGAATTGAATCCGGCCGGGCCACGATACGGCCCAATCATGACCCGCCTTCGAGCGGGTTTTTTATTGCCCGCAATCTGCGGGTTTTCATCAATCACGCAACCAACGCGATACGTGGAGACAAAGTGATGGGAGAAGAAGCGAAAGACCTGGACCACTACCTGCAAAACCCTGATGCACTGCCGGAGAACCCGGAAGATGCGGCTGAACTCGTCAAAGACGAGCTGAACGCCGTTGTCAACTGGGGCAAGGAACAACCGGAACCTGAAGCGGCTGAAGAACCCGAAAAGGCGGAAACGCCTGAGCCGGAAGCCGAACAGGAAACACCGAAGGCTGAAGAGCCCGAGGAGGACGAAAAACCTGCCGCGAAGCAGGAAGGCGAGTCGTCCGACGCCGATGCCGATGTCCTTGCGAAAGACGGGAAGCACGTCATCCCGTACTCCGTCCTGCGTGAAACGCGCACCCAGCTCTCTGCCGCCCAGGAAATGATCGAGCAGCAGCAGAAGATGATCGAGGATCTGAAAGCAGCGCCTGATGATGCGGACAATCGCCCCGCACAGGAGCCGAAGCCTGAGATCAGCGACGAGGACATGGCTGTCCTCGAAGAGGAGCTGCCCGCCCTGGCCAAGATCCTGAAGACCCAACAGCAGACCATCGAATCGCTCAATGAGCAAATGACGGACAAGCTGAAAGGCGTTGAGGAAAAGGCCGAAGCCGCGCACAAGACCCAGCAGGAAATCGAGGCTGAACGCCAGCAGGCGGTCAGAGAGCAGGTACAGGAAGCCATCGACAACAACGAGGCGCTGTCTCGCTGGTCCGCCGAAGATCCTGACAGGTGGCAACGCGCCATGGCTTTCGACGATACGTTGAGACAGGACCCGATGTGGTCTGACAAGACGTTCGCCGAGCGGTTTGAAAAAGTCGTGGAGCTGGTCAACGCGGTACTCCCGGAGGACAGGCAAGAGGCCCCCAAGCCCGAAGAAAAGCCGAGTCCCGAATCACTCAAGGCAAAGGCGAAGGAGAAGCTGGGCGAACAACCCCCTCCCGCGTCTCTATCCGACCTTCCCGGCGGCGTTCCGCCCGAGTCAGATGATGTCAGCAAGCTGGAGAACATGAGCCCGACCCAAATCGAGGCCATGTTCGACAAGATGACTCCTGACCAGATGGAAAGCTATCTCGCCGGGTTGTAACCACAACTTAATGAGGTAACTCAAAATGGCAACACAAATCCCTTACGGCCACGCGCTGGCCGGCAAGGTCTACAGCGTTGGTCTCTTCAAGCAGGTCCAGTCTCGTCCGGGGTTCATGAACCTCCTGTCGGGCAATCTGCCGCAGCAGAGACAGGCTGAGGCAAAAGCGAAAGGGCAGACCTCTGCCGACATGCCGATCGTCAAGGCAACAGACCTGGCGCACATGGCCGGCGACTCCGTGAGTGTTGATCTGTTCAACATGCTCAAGGGCAAGCCCGTCATGGGTGACACCCGCACGGCTGGCAAGGCCATGTCCCTGACCAGTTCCAGCATGGACGTGATCATCAATCAGTACCGTGGTCTGGCCGATGGCGCGGGTCGCATGGCGCAGCAGCGCACGAAGCACAATCTGCGCGGTATCGCCATGTCCGAGCTGGTCAACTACATGGGGCGGCTGGAAGATCAGCTCTGCCTGGTGCATTTGGCGGGTCAGCGCGGCACCCAGAACACCACTGACTGGGTGGTCCCGCTGGATACTGACACGGATTTCACGTCCATCATGGTCAACTCGGTGCAGACGCCGACGTTCAATCGGCATTACTACGCGAACAATGCGAGTACGCCGGCGAACATCGACACGGCCGATTACCTGACGTGGATGGACATCGAGCGGGTTGCCGCTTCGATCAAGGAGTCCACCGTGCCGCTCCAGTCCGTGGTGTTCAAGGACGACCCGTACTCATGGAACGACCCCCTGTGGGTCATGTTCGTGTCCGAACGCCAGTGGCTGTATCTGAAGGCGCAGGCGTACTACCGCGACGCCTTGAAGAACGCCTACGAGCGTCGTTCCGGTGGCTCCAAGCATCCGCTGTTCTATGGCGACTGCGGTTTCTGGTCTGGCGTGATCGTCAAGCCGCTGAACCGCTATGCCATCCGGTTCCCGACCGGCACGTCGGTGAACTACTACAGCGATGCCTCGACCGCGACATCGGCGAATACCGCCGTTGACGTTGACCGGGCGATCATCGTGGGTGCGCAGGCGCTCATCAAGGCGTATGGGCGGTCCAGCAACTCGGACTATCACTACGACTGGGACGAGGAGCTGATCGACCACAAGAACGCGGTCGAAATCTGCGCGGGCATGGTCGGTGGCGTGGCCAAGCCACGGTTCACCGTGGACGACGTGCTTACCGATCATGGTGTCGCTGTTCTCGACAGCTATGCGCCTGATCCGGCCAGCACCGCCGGCGCAACCCTCCTGGCAACCGCCAAGACCTTCTAATCTGAGCGGGGCGAAAGCCCCGTCTCATTCAACATGAGGAAACCAAAATGGCAAATGTAGATGCTGCCGATCTGGCAAACCGTGTCCTTCCCTCCGGGGAATGGGGCACCGGGCATCCCGTTCACGGCCAGGTGACGATGGCGGGGGAAGCCGCTGGCTCTACCCTGCGATTCGTCAAGATCCCGGCCTATTCCCGCGTCATGCGGGTGGAACGGAAAAGCGCGGCTCTCGGGACTGGCGTGACCATGAGTTACGGCACCCTGGGCGCTGATACCGGGACTGCGAACGCGACCGCACTAGCCGCTGCTGCTTCACACGCATCGGCCGTGGCCCGTTCGTCCCTGGACTTCGTGCCTTTCAAGGTCACTGAAGACACCTATATCACCGGTACGTCCGGTGGTGGCGCTGGGACAGGCCAGGTGGACTTGGTGGTCGATTACGTCTACGAAGGCGTGTAACCAAGAGAGGGGGAGAAATCCCCCTCTTTTTTTGTATGGAGGGTGCTATGGCACTTATCAAATACATCGGCAAGAAAGAGACCTGTATCGATCGTGTTGCAGGCACTGGTCTGATCTGGGAGAACGGTGGCGTACAGGAGGTGAAGGACGAAAAGGCCGTCGAGGTGCTTTTGTCATTCCCGGATGTCTGGGCTCCCGTCGAAGAGGTGATGGAGGCCAAGGCGAAGCCACGCGCAAAGGCCAAGCCCAAGGCGAAGCCAAAGGCAGAAGCGTCATTCGACGATTCCTACACCGTGGACAATGATTGATGGCCACCATTCAGGACATTATCGACATTGCGAGAGTCACGCTGCAAGACACTGACTCGACCGCATACCGGTATTCAGATCCTGAAATGCTCGATGCCGCAAATCTGGGCATCAAGGCCATCAAGCGCATGCGGCCAGACCTGTTCTTTGGCGGTTACGCAACGCCACTGTCTGACTTGACCGCTGCCGGCACCTACCCGCTGGCACCAGAGTATGAGCCCGCCCTGGCCAATTACATCGTCTACTGGGTCAGTTCCCGGGACGAGGAATACACCTCGGACGGCAGGGCTCCTGCGTTCTATTCACTGTTCAAAGAGCAGATCCTGGCTTGAGGAGGAAACCATGAAGATCCTGGCAATCATGCTGATCGCAATCAACGCTCATGCTGCTGACATACGGCAGGTCATTGTCTCCCAATGCCTGAACGATTCCGCCCTGGCGGCGAGGATACAGCAGATCAGGCAGAAGTTCGGCACCAGCCACGATGTTTTCAACGCGACCATCAGGAAAACGGCAAATGGCGAGGCACAATACGACAAGCAGTTGTCAGTAGGCCGTGAAGTCTACAGCCTGCCGGCGGATGTTTATCCTGGCAAGGTTTACGGGATCTACCTGCGTCAGTGCCTGAAAGATGCCCGTGACCATCTTTCGGAACTTCAGTGATGTGGTGGTTCATAGGCGGCCTTGCGCTGGGGGTTGTGTTGGGGATCGCCGTACTCGTCTGGTGGTTCAATAAGTACATCGGGGGGTTCTGATGGCAAACCTGACCGACTGGTACGATGAGGTGTTGCCGGATCTACCCGGGGCGCAAACGGACATCGTGCTCCATGCTATACGCCGGGCGCTGATCTACTTCTGCGAGCGATCGCTGGCCTATTGGCATACCCCTGCCGACATCGACGTGGTATCGGGGACGCACACCTATACCCCGGCGGTTCCGACTGATACCGAGATAGCGAAGGTCCGGCAGGCATGGTACGACAACAACCAGCTACACATTGTCAGCAGTGATGATCTGAACAACTTCTATCTGGATTGGCAAAACGAGAGCAACCCGCCTGAGTACCTGACTCAGGAAAGCGTGAGCACTGTCAGGCTGGTGCCCAATCCGAGCGCCGACCTGACCGCCGGCCTGTCACTACGGCTGGCGCTGAAGCCGACTGCCACGGCGGCAACGATAGGCGGGGACATATTTGACCGTTACTACGACGTGATCGGCTATGGTGCCAAGGCGCGGCTGATGGCCTCGCCGAAGAAGCCCTATTCATCGACCGAGCATGCCTCGTACTTCGACCGCAAGTTCAAGGACGGGATAGCGTCAGCCGCGATCGATGCCGCCAAGGGCTTTACCCGGGCACCACTGAGAACCGCCGGGTACTACGGTCTGGTCCAGGGGACGGGATTCTCTGGTCCACGGTCGCGGAATTACAACAACTGATGGTCGGGATCGTCATAGAAAGGTTTGGTGGCGAGCGGCCGCGTGTAGACGCCAAGGAGCTACCCAATAACGGCGCTCAGAAGGCGGTCAATGTAAAGCTGTGGAATGGGGTGCTCGATGCTCTCAAGGCCCCGTTGCCACTTGTCAGCACAACGAAGTCCGGCACGATGCTGTCCATCTACCGGCAGACCGACGGGACCAACGACTACTGGATGCACTGGCCGCGTGATGTTGACGTGGTGCGGGCACCGGTGGCCGGGGACGACAAGCGCCGGCTGTACTACACAGGTGACTACGAGCCCCGGGTGTCCAGCCTGGAAATGACATCGAGCGGCACAGACACGGTAAACGGTGTTGACAACTACCCGTCCGGGTTTGTGCGTCCGGCCGGTGAATATCCGCTCGCCGTTTATGCCCTCGGTGTACACAACCCGAACACCGCCCCCACGGTAGGGACGCCGACAGGCGGCACAGGGACGGACGAGACGAGAGTTTACGTCTACACCTTTGTCACGGCATGGGGGGAGGAATCCGGCCCGTCTCCGGCCTCTACAGAGCAGACAGGCAAGCCCGATGGCACATGGCCGTTGTCTGGCATGGACACGGCCCCGCTCAACACCGGTTCGATCAGCGGAGCGACGCACAGCGCCGGGGTTGTCACAGTGACGACCACGGCCGATCACTGGCTGAAGAAAGGGCATCGGATCGATATTGCGTCCGTTGCTGGCATGACAGACCTGAATGGCTCATGGACCGTGGCCAGCGCCCCCAGCGCCACGACATTCACCATCGCGCTGACCACGGCGCAGACCTACACATCGGGCGGCACATGGACCCGTGATGCCCCGTACAACACCGGCAACATGCAGAAGCGGATCTATCGCTCTGTCACATCGGGCTCGGGCACCGATTACCAGTTTGTCGCGGAAATATCCGCCGCCACGACCACGTACAACGACAGCCTGACACCGGCGTCCCTTGGGGAAACCCTGCCGTCATTGACCTGGGACATGCCGCCGGGGGACATGATTGGCCTGATTTCATTACCGAACGGTTACCTGATGGGGTTTTCCGGCAACGAAATCTATTCATCAGAGCCCTATTCGCCCTATGCCTGGCCAACAGCGTATGCACTGACAACAGATTACAGCGTGGTAGGGATGGGGGCCATTGGTGGCACGGCCGTTATCTGCACAACAGCGTTCCCCTACCAGACATCCGGGTTCCACCCGGACAGCCTGACGCTCTCCCGCGTCGATGGCGCGGCATATCCGTGCATGTCGAAGCGTGGCATCGTGAGCATGGGTTTCGGTGTCGTATACCCGTCAGACCAGGGGCTGGTGATCATTGGCCCGGCCGGCAACCGGCTGGCGACTGATCTTCAATATGACCGGCAATCGTGGGACGACACGGTAGTAGCGAGCGACTTCACGGCGTTCACGATGGATGATCGCTATTACGGCTTCTGGAAGGATTCGGCCGGCAACAACAAGGGCTTGATCTTCGCCCCGAGCGAAGCGGACGGCGCACTGACCGAGAATTCGGAAGCTGTCGATGCAGCCTGGCGAGATCCTGAAACCGGGTGGGGTTACATTCATGCAGGCGGGAAGGTCTGCCGATGGGACTCGGATTACGCTCACAAGGAAACCTACGAGTGGAAGTCGAAAGCCTATGTCATGCCGCGCCCGGTGAACTTCGCCTGGGCAAAGCTGATCGTCGATTTCACGCAATCGGCGGATGAGGCGGCCGCAATATCCACGGCCAATGCCGCCACCATCGCAAGCAATACAGCCCTGATCTCAAGTATCCCGGTTGGCGTTGACAAGGTATCCCCGCTGGGCGGGTGCCCGGGCGGCGCGGCCATTGGAGTTTATGCCGTTGGTGAATCCGCGCTTGGCAACCTTCTGAACACCGAGATCCAGTCCGTGCAGTTCCAGTTATACGGTGGCGGTGATTTGAAGATCACCAAATCAGTATCCTCAACCGATCCGTTCAGGCTGCCATCCGGGTTCCGTGACGAGGTTTACGAGGTCCGCCTGCTGGGGAATGTGCCCGTGCAGGGGGTTCAGATGGCAGAGCGAATGGTGGAGCTTTCACAGGTATGACTATCAAGAAACCCGGCATATCGCCACCGGCTGCATCCCTTCCATTTGATGCGCGGAACGGGTTCGACCAACTGCGCCAGTGCCTGGAGATCATCATGGGGAGACGGGCCGGGAAGGACGCCCGGCTGAACCCACTGTCTGCGACAGACCTTACTGTCGCCCCGACGGCGGCTGATTACAACGCATTGCTGGCCGATGTCCGGGCGATCCATGACAAGGTGAACAATCTGATCGAGAGGTTACAAGACTGATGGCCCTTCTGGTGACAAACAACGCCGTATCGACACTCGCTGCCGGAATAGGCACGACAGATACGGCGATCACACTAGCGACCGGGGACGGTAATCTGAAGTTCCCGACCCTGGCGTCCGGGGACTACTTCAAGGCGTACCTGGTGAACTCGTCGAACCAGTACGAGATCGTGAAGGTGACAGCGAGAAGCGGGGACAGCCTGACCGTTACCCGTGCCCAGGAAGGCACGACTGCCATGACGTTCTCAGCGGGGGATGCGGTAGAGCTGCGGCTGACCGCAGAGGATTTCAATGCCGTCATGGGTGCCACTGCATACGCCAAGACGTTGCTGGATGATACGGATGCGGCGACAGCAAGGGGGACACTGGGCCTTGGTGATGTCGCAACCCGCAACGTCGGGACGGCAGCGGGCACGGCGGCGGCTGGAGATCATGTTCATACCCTGGCAGACGTTACTGATTCCGGCACAGCGGCAAGTCTCAATGTAGGCACGTCTGCAAATAACGTCGTTCAACTGGACGCCTCCGCCAAGCTCCCTGCTGTCGATGG